GAAGCCAAGGTTAACCCCAGCGACACTTATTATGACCTGGGCCTAATAACAACCGGGAACATTATAACAAGCTGGGTGCATATTTCAGGAAGAGATAATTTAGGTTATTCTTTTGTAGCGCAAGCTGTAACAAAGACAGTAACTTCTAGCGGTTACTACTTGAGAAGAAGAGACCCCGGGGACGGAGTAGATTTAGCCGGGCCGGTAGGGAAAGGGCAACAATTACAGGAGATTATTTATAGATTCATTTATACGAGTGGTGGACTCCTGAGAGGTGAAGTAGAGTTACTAGATGGGACAATTTGGACAACACTACAAGTAACAGATATTACTTACTTAAGTGATAACAAATATATTGTAATTTGGCAGGGCGAATATTACAAGGGATTGGGAGGACCTTCGAGCTGGGATTGGGTTCGTGTCCGCAAGTACGCAAGTGTTGAGCCCTCTGTTTCAATTGGAGTGGAAGAAACAAGTGGAGGAGCCTCTTATTTTGAAGCAATCACTGATCAAGTTGTTATTTTTGAGCAATACGTGAGGAGTAGTTATTATACACAAACTGTTAGTGATGATTTATTTATTTCAGATGTCTACGCTTTTACCTTTGCTGTTAATTTAATTACTGATATTCTTTTGAGTGAGGCAACAGACAAAACAGCAGGGATAAAAGAAAGGCTTATTGAGCTGCTTAATTTAAATGAAATACTCCCCTTCCAATATTGGAGAGGGGAAGCGATACCTGTTAAGCTTTTATCGCAGATTATTGCTGTTAAATTGCTTAATTCTGATATTGAAACAATAAAAGAAATTTATTCATTAATTAGTAATGTTAAAAGGCTTGGGGGAGATTAAAATGGTTGAATTTAAACTTGCAAAATTGTTTGGAGAAAAAAGAAAGTTAAAACCACCGCTTGAATTTAGAAGATCATACTCTATTGATGCTGGTAAACCAAAAGCCATTGCTAAAGCTTATTACATCGATCAAGAACTCATGAAATTGTTTGAAAATGCTTACTTAAATGAGCCTCTAACAAGAAAAGGTATTTTGAAAAGAAGTCATGACGCAATTGAGGGGTGGCTTACAATAAAAAGTGAGGATGAGAGAATACCTAAAATTTTTGATGAGCTGGCAAATAGGACAGATTTAAAAAATAAGCTGATTGACTTGCTTAAAAACTCAATGGTCTATGGAGTGGGATATCTAGAAATTGTTTATGAAAATGATGACAAACCACCAGATGAAGAACCACCTGCAACTCACATTATTGAAATTGCTTTAATAGATCCAAAAACAATTTATCCAGTTTACCAAACTGATCCAACAAAAGATAATTACGATGAAATACTTTATTATGAGCAAACAGTTAATAACCCAGCTGTTAAGCCAATCCAAATTCATAAGGATAGAATAATTGAGTTTAAATACGATACGCTAGGCGATGGAAAAAGACCAATTGGCGTTATTGAACCAATGCTGCATGTTATTGAAAGTAAAATTGCGTTAGATAAAGCAAGCGGGAGAATACCAAAAAAGGTGATAAGCCAAATCGTTACTGCTATTTTGAAGGGAGACGTGACACAAACAGAATTAGACGAATGGGCGAGGGCGCTTGTTAAAATGGAAGATGTAGGTCGTTTCGTTACTCCCGAAATGGTAGAAGTGGATATTAAAGAGGGAGGAAAGGCTTTAGATATTAAGCCTTATTCAGAGCATTTAATCTATCAGATAGCTGGGGGAGTAGGAGTTCCTTATACCGTTTTACTTGGATCAGGGCACGGAACATTAAGCACAGCTGAAACTAATTTAAGAGATTATTATAGTGATCTAAAAGACATTCAAGTAAGATTTACACCGATAATTACGAGATTATTGGACTGGGAGCTTGAAGCGAGAGGAATTAGCGGAGATTATGATATCGTATGGAACGAGATTTACGCTGATGAAAAGAGCGAAGCAGAGGTTTTAGCTACAAAAGCGAAGGCAATAGACCTTCTTCTTATGAACGGAGTTATAAGCGTTAATGAAGCAAGAGAAATGTTAAACTTACCTCCAGTTAAAGAGGAAGAACTTTCTGCAAGGTTTGGGACACCAATAAGGAGAGGTAGGTATGCCGAAGGTTAGCCCAACAGAACTTGAATTCATTTTCAGATTGATTGAGAAATTATATGATGATCTGGTTAATGAGACTTATGAAGGTAGTAAGCAATATGTTAGGGCTGCTTACGAAAAGGGCTTATCCAAAGGTAACGCAGACTTAAAAAAAGTTGGCTGGAGTTTTGATATACCACCAGACCCAAACAGCATTGAATTCCTTGAAGGTTACCAGTTTGATTTAATCAAAGGTGTTGGAGAGGATGTTAAAAAAGAGATTAAGAGAGTAATAAGGGCTGGTATAATAGACGGTAAGAGCATGAGACAAATTGCAAAGGACTTAAGAGAGGCTGGCTTTACAAAAAAGAAATGGAGACTAAACACTATAGCAAGAACAGAGACAATGAGAGCAGCAAACTATGGGAGATATGAAGCATGGACAAAGTCAGGAGTAGTAAAATACAAACAATGGCTTACAGCTTATGATGATAGGGTGTGTGCTGAATGTGAAGGCATGAATGGGGAAATTGTTGAACTTGATAAGCCTTTTTCGAGTGGGGATTTGATGCCACCTTTGCATCCTAACTGTAGGTGTACGGCTATACCGGTTTTTGATAAAAGCAAGCTGCAAATCAAATCACAGCCGATCAAATTAAGCAGAAAAGAAGAAATTAATGTTAAAAGCATTGAGGCAAAGTATGCTGCTTTTTTGAGAACTCAATTTAAGAAAGGAATAAAACAAGCAATTGAGGTTTGGAGGCATTATGGGGCATGACTGGTACTGGTATTTTCCTCGAGAATGCAGATGGTGTTGCTGAAAAATTGAAGAGATTACTTGATATGGATAAAAAGCTTGAAATAATTGCGTTAATGGTTGAAGCTGAAGCTAAAAAACTTTGCCCAGTCCGGACTGGGCGTTTAAGGGCTTCAATCCATGCTGGTAAAGAAAGAGAGAATGTGCATTATGTTGGTACTAATGTTCATTATGCTCCTTACGTCGAGTTTGGAACAAGAAAAATGACTGCTAAACCATACTTGAGACCTGCTGTTAAAAAGGTGGTGGGGTATGTAAAGAGGTTAGGCGTCAAGTGGTGGTTAAAGTGAATGGAGAATATGAAAAAAACTTTGGTAAGATTTTTGAAAGGCTTAACAATCAAGAAAAGCTGTTGCAAGAAATAAGGGATGACCTAAGGGCATTAGATAAGTTAAATGAAAGAGTTCTTAAGTTGGAGTTATGGGCTAAAACTCACGAAAAATATCACCTTGATATTAACCAGGAGGTAAGAATAAACAAAACAACAATTCTTACAATTTTAAGCATTCTTGCAGCAGGTGGGCTTTTTGGGTATATTTTTAGACTAATCATAGGAGGTTGAAAATGACGAAAGAGAAATTAACTTTGAAAATGGGGATTAATGAAGGAGAAATACAACAGCAAGGCAATATTGTTAAGTTACCTCTTTCAACTCTGCTTGTTGAAGGACAGCATAACGGTATTTTATTTTTGAGGACCGAAATTGAAAAAGCAAAAGTACCAGATGTTTTCCCGCTAACTCTTAATCATTCACGTAACGTTGAAGATGAAGTTGGCTGGTGGGAAAAGCCCTTAATTGTGGAAGGGCAAATTAAAGCAATACCTGTTATTAATCTTGAAACTGCAAAAGGAAGTGCAGCATTAGGTTATGTAAAGAATAGGCTGATGGCTGGGCTTGTTCCTGAAGTTTCTGTTGAAGTTTGGGCTGATATTGACACAGACGAAAATGGAAACAGAATTGCAAAGAATTTGGAGATTGACAAGGCTTCTTTAGTCGATAGAGGAGCATGTAATCCAGAAAAAGGCTGCGGTATTGGTTTAAAGGGGGAGGTTGATATGGGTGTAGTACCTAACCATCCATGGAGATATGGTAAAGATGCTGAAAGCTCTTGGAGTAAGCCCAGATTAAGCGATTTTACGGATAAAAGCTGGGATGAGCTTTCAGATAAAGAAAAAAGAAGTATTGCTGGTCATTTTGCATGGGCTGAAAAGATGCCACCGGAGAATTTTGGACAGTTAAAACTGCCACATCATGATCCAAAAAGTCATGCAGTTGTTTGGAACGGAGTTAGAGCCGCAATGGCAGCATTAATGGGAGCAAGGGGAGGCGTTAATATCCCAGGTGTTGATAAAAAGAAAGTGTATACTCATCTTGCAGCTCATTACAAAGAATTTGATAAGCAGCCCCCGGAAGTAAAATTCGATGAAGAAACTGGAGAAATACTTGATTTTAAGTTTTTTGAGGGGGAGGAGGGGTTATTTATGGAAGATGAGGTTATTGAAGAAAAAGAAGAGGTTAAAGAAGAGCAGTTGCAAGAAGAAAAGCCTATTGAAGAACAGGAAAAGCAAAAAGAAGAATTTGATGCTTATGCTCTCTGCAGAGAGGAGCTTGAAGCAATAATTAAAGAAAAAGAAGCAAAGATTGAAGAGTTAGAAGCAAAAGTTGAAGCTCTTTCAAAAGAGCTTGAAGAAAAAGAAAAGCTGCTTAATTCTTACATTGAGAAAGAGAAAGCAGAAATTATTGCAGAATTACAAAAGCTAAACCCAGAATTTGATCCAAGCGGCAAGAGCCTTGAAGAGCTAAAAATCATACATGAGTTTGCGAAAGGTGTTAAATTAAGGTCTGGGCGTAAAAGTTTGGTTTTTTCGCCAAAAGAAGACGAAAAATTGGAATATGAGGAAATTTTGAGGAAAAAGGTTAAGGAGTTTATGAGGAAGGAGGTTGATTGAAAATGGTAGATGTTGTTAAACTACAAAAGGAGTTTGAAGAGCTTGCAAACACTACAACAACAGATATAAGCCCGATTATAAAGAGCGAGGTATTTAGCAAGCTAATAATCGAGGAAGCAACAAAGGGAAGAAAACTTGCAGGTGTAATTGCTGCAAGTCAAGAAGATTTAGGTAAGGGCGATGGAGACACAGTTAAGGTAAGGATCTTTCCAAAGATAGCTGTTGCCCAGGTTGCAGAAGGTGCTGCTAATGAAGCTGCTGCATATAAGCCTTTTGCATCAACTGTTACAATAAACAGATATAGCGTAACTGTCCCAGTTACAGCCCAGAGCCTTTATGAAGCATCTGTTGATCTTCAAGCACAGATTGTTTCAGCAATTGCAAAGGGCTGGGCTGATAAAATGGATGAAATAATAACACAAAAGCTTGATCTGGGTGCTGTAACTGGTACAAACTACACTCCAGCAGTAAAAGAAGTCCTTGCCACAGCGGGGGACTTTTCAGACTTTTATGCCAAACTTAAGAGAGTAGTTGATACTATGAGATACGAAAAAGGGCTTAGCCCAGACTACTTGATTATACCAAAGGAGATAAAAGCCCAGCTTCTTGCCGACTATGAGGACGGTACAAAGAGATACGTTATTGAAGTAGATGACAATGGAGAGCTTAAGAGCGTCTACGGGCTTAAGGTTATAGTTGCTCCTTTTGCATCTGCTGATGCAACACTCAATCAAGTGGTTGGAGTTGTGCTTGATAGTTCAGTTGCCTTTGTTGAAGCC